TCCAAATAGTACTATTAGGACCAGTAAATCCACTATCTCCTGCAGCAGCAGTTGTATTTAAAAATAAATAATCTAAAGTTCCATCAATTAATTTTGTATATACAATCCAATTAACACTAGCATCTCTATCTTTTATTATAGTAAGTTTTGGTTCTGCAGATAAACCATGTCCTACTGTCATACTTGATCCAGTTCCAGCATAACTAGATATACTAAAACCACCACTAGGATCAACTTGTTGTGTTGCATTTACTGTACCTGTAGAATTTGTAGATGTTGTTCCACCATTTGCTCTCCAAGCCCATGTAACATAAGTATTACCACTACCATTAAAGTTAGCTTTAAAATCAGAAGTTCCATCTAATGAAAAACCATCAGTACCTATTGCTGTTATATTTGCAATAGTTTGCTCTGCGTCAGCATTAATACTGTAAAATGCTTTGGTTCTTCCTCTATTTGTATCTACCCACATTCCAGAAGATGCTGTATTTCTAATTTTAAAAAGCATTAAATCAGGTTGAAAACCAAGTCCTGTTATATTATTTGTTGTGTCATTACCTGAATATAATATAGGACTAAATAATTCCTGTGGATAATTGTCATCAGTTTGTGCAGGATCAACTGCATCTGCTATTGGAAGGTTACCTGTACATAATGCTTTAGCAGCAGCTCCATCATCATAATAAAAATCACCATAACCATTAACATCACTATTTCCACCACCTGAACCTGTACCAAAAGTACCTTCTTGTCCAAAATTAAACCAGAAACCATTACCAGTACTACTACCTCTATCAGACATAGGTGTATAATTAATGCCTGTACCAGTTAAATTAAATGCACTTCCTTGTGCAGCACCATTTTTATAAAACTGTATAGTATTAGTAGCAGACTCTAAATCTACTAACACACCTATTATATCATCTGTTGAAAAAGTTGCACCTGTAGCTGTTGAACTAGAACCATAATAAATTGAACCATTATGTGCATATAGATATGTATTAAAACTTGCACTACCAGCTATAGAAGAATTTGTATTAGCACTATTTGTATAACCATTTTCTTCTATAATACCTATCCAATTATTACCAGAACCCGTACACTTTCCTTCAAAATACCATTTATGACCAGTTACTAAAGACATAGTTCCAAGAGCAGTACAACCACCACCAGTACTGACTACTTTAAGATTGCCTTCACTAAATGTATTATTACTTCCACTATTTAAAGGATTCATAGTACAATAATTACCACCATTAGAACTACCAAAGGTTGGAGTATCTAGCATTTGATCGTGTGTTGCTAAATTTGCAGCCGTTAAGTCATTATTATTTCCAGAAAAATCTTCTCCGAAATCACTACTGTTTGTAAATTTGAGATAATAACCATTGTTACCAAAAGTTAATCCACTTGGATCTTTAGGAATCCAAACTCCATTTTTCGTTTCTCCGAACTCAGTTGGAGCATAACTTTGTCCATCACAAAGTATTACGTCTGCTAGTTGAACATCAACACCTTCAGAACCCGTACCTACACCAGAAAGACCACCCCAAGACTGTACTACTCCACTTTGATTCATAAAAGAGTAAGTTCCATCTTGTGCTATAGCAGTTTGAACAGAAGCATCAGCATATGTTGGTTCTACTCCATTTACATATAAACGAACTCTATTTGAAGCTGTTGATTGAGTACTGTCAAATCTTAAAACACAATGATACCATGCTGATGTATCTCTAAACAACATATCTGTTTCTATACGATTATCTCCAAAATTACCACCTGTAAAATTAAAATTAGCTTGCATTGTAGAGCCATTAGTAAATGTGAAAAATACATAAGTAGCACCACCTGTTCCAGCAGTAAAAACATTAGTACTATTCGTGGCAGTATCTGTAACACTATATCTTTTCCACCACCAACTATAAGTAAAAGTTTTGCCACTTGTAGGAGTACCCGCTGTTATTTTTAAAGTACTACCTCCACTTTTACTCATTCTAACTGAATTAGCTATTTGGTAACTATAGAAATCATCAGAACCACCAGATGCACCAGCAGCACCCATTAATGCTTGTTTGTTAGCTCCTAAACTCATTATGCCATCGCCAATCCTGCAGCAAATCCATAGTAATTAGATCCGCCATCAAAAGTTGTAAAAGTTAATACATCGACCCCAGAAGTTGTTAATGTAGGAGCAGTGCCTCCTGCCCATTTAGCAGAATTTCCTCCTCCACCATGAGCTCCAGCTTTAAATGTAACTGTACCGGCACCACCATTTGTAATAATAAGAGTTAAAGAATTAGATTGACTTGCTAAAGAGTTTGTAATTCCTACATTAAATGTTCCACTACCTACAGTAAATGATTGAACATTTCCATTTGTTAAATCTAAATCAAATGCTCCTGTTTTAGAACCATTAGCATAAACTGTTTCCGCATAATCTTTCATTTGTGCTTGTTTTACTACATCATCTGAAAGGTCAATTGCACCTGTTCCATTAGTTGCTATAGTAATATCGCCATTAGCTCCATCTGTAATTACAATGGAACCTGAATTCGTGCCACCATTTGTATCTAATTCAAGATCAAATGCGCCACTAGAAGATATTTTGCCTGAAGCAGCACCACTTCCTACAACAACTTCTCCTGTTCCGTTAGGAGTTAGTTCAATATTTCCGTTTGCAGCGTCTACTATTTTAATTACACCTGAGTTTGTACCTCCATTTGTATCTAATTCTAAATCATAGGCACCATTAGAAGATATTTTACCAGAAGCACTTCCGCTTCCTACTGCTATTTCCCCTGTTCCATTTGGAGTTAAAGAAATATTTCCATCAGCCCCATCTGTAATACTGATTGATCCTGAACTTGTGCCTCCATTAGTGTCTAAAATTAAATCATAGGCACCACTTGTTGATACTTTACCAGTAGCAGAGCCATTTCCAACAACAACTTCTCCTGTTCCATTTGGAGACAACCCAATATTACCATTAGTGTTTGTACTAGAAATAGTATTTCCAGAAATAGAAATATTATCAAAGGTTTCTAAATCTAATTTATCTGAAATAGAGATTACCTCATCACTACCATCACAATAAACAATATTAGCTTTTGCGCTCGGTATTGTTACTTTTGCTGCTCCACTTCCTTGAGACATAAGAATATTATACCCGCCAGAAGTACCGTTTTGAATCATAAAAAACGCAGTGGTAGTAGCCGGAGCTACTGTAATCGTACAATGTTGACTTAATGTTCCTGTAAATTTAATAACTCTATACATACCATTTTGAACATTATTAGCTCCATCAGTAGGAGAGCCTGCTCTTACTGTTAACGTCGCTGTTGAAGCATCTGATAATGCTACAGAAGTATAAGAAGCTATTCTATCTAATATATCTACGTTATAATTTGTTGTTGTTCCCCAGGTACCTGACTGTTCTCCTGTGGTAATTTTTTCAATTCCGTAATTTGTTGAAAATGTTGAAGCCATTTTATTCTCCTATGCTGCTATTTCTGTCCAACCTGGAGATTGCGTATCTGTTATTTCTGTCCAACCTGCATTTTGACCTGGAATAATTTCGGACCAAACTGTTGGCGTACCTACTAAACCTTGCGCACTTACTCCTGTAGCTACTATTATTACATCAGGAACGTTAACAGTGCCAATATGGGATGTTGTAAGAACACCAGATACTGTAGTTGTTATGCCGCTACCTTCTACTACAGACACACTATTAATAGTAGATGATGCACTTACAGAGGTAGCTGTAACCGTAACGCCTGTTCCTTCACTCACAGTTACACTACTTAACGCAGAAGCTGCTTGAACTCCTGTTACTCCAAACCCTAAACCTACATCAACGTTAGATACTGTGGTTGTTGCACTTACACCTGTAACCGACACTAATTCTTGTCTAACAAGTGCCGTTCCTGTTTGCCCTACAGCTTCAACTCCAGAACTTACACCTACTGTAATTCCGCCACCTTCAATAGTTGTTACACTAGCTATAGAACTAGATATTAATAAAGCGGTAGCACTGACAGATGTTCCTGTACCTTCAATTACAGTTACACCAATAGGCGTACCCCAACCTCCACTTCCCCATGTAGAACGTCCCCAACCTCCGTCAGGAAATACATCTGCTGTAACACCTGTTACAGAAACGGTTATAGATTGCGCTGCCGTAATAGTAGGACTACCAATAGCACTTGCTGCGCTTACACTACTTGCAGAAACGGTTACAGGTAAAAATCCTTCACTCCAAGGGCCACTTCCCCATGTAGAACGTCCCCAACCAGCATTTAAAGTACCTTCGGTTGTTACACTTCCGCCCATTCCTGAGTGATTAGTGCAATAATAATATAAATCAGGAGTAGATCCTCCTATTACTATTTGTGTGTAGGCTCCTGAACTTCCTGGTGTACCAGCAGTTGTTACATTAGTAGTATATTCAGAACCTCCGCCATGTGTTCCATCAGAAGTAGTAGAAAACCGTAAAGGATGACTGCCATTAGAACTATCAGATTGGTCAAACTTATACGTTACCCCTTCAAATAAATTTAAATAGGGTTGTTGGTTACCATTAATAAAATATTTGTTACCACCACCTGCACTAGCAACAGTAACAGTATAGGTAACTGTTGACATTTTACGCTATTCTAATTACCGCATTATTAGCATCATTAGCTGGATACTGAATAGTAAAATCTCCAGAACTTGAAGATTTATTTCCCCCAAAATCTAATACTGCAACTGTTGGATATGCTGCATGACCAACAGTTCCGCCCGTTCCTGCGGTGCTTAATGTAGAATTATAAATTACTGCAACTCTTGCATTACTAATAGTAGATGAAGACCAAGTAGTGTCTGCAAAATCCAAAAATGCCGTAGGTACAGAAGATGAATTATCAGCTAATCCTAATGTTACACTTCCTAAAGTTTCTCCACCTGCTGAATATCCTGTTCCACTTACTTCATTTGCCGTTGTATATCCTGTTAAATCTTCATTAGCATCCGTTCTACTTGATGTAAACATTGCTATTTTAAAAGTATCAGCCGCTATTGAAGAAGAACCTGTTCGAGAATGGCTCATCCAAAAATGAATACCCACCGTAATTTCTTTTTTATAGCTGCCGCACATTGCTTGATTAATTGCCATTTCACAATCTCCTTATAATTTCGGCCATATCACCATGACCTTGTTTATTAAACAATGCCCAAAGCGTTGTTCTTTCACTTTGTGCCATCTTATTCATATAATAAATAAGAATTTCTCTCAACTTTTCTCTGTGCGCTATCGCTTGATCCCGTATGACAGGCGGAGCGTTTTCACTTACCATCATAATTTTATTTAAAGCTAAATCAGCTATTTGTTCTGGACTATGACCTCCATTTTCTGAAGTCATCACTGTTACACCACCAACATCGCCAGTACCATCTGCTTTAAACATTACTGAACATCCCTTCGTAAGTCATCATAACGATAAGAATCTCTAGTGTTTTCTCCTTCACCAAGATTTTTAAGCCAATTAAGAGATTCCATATAACGATCATTATAAAGTTTCAATAAATTGTCTTCACCTTTCATAAAAGTGTAAGCTTCAACTAAAGAACCATATAATAAAGCTAAAGAAGCGTTTGTGCCTAACCATGTTTCTCCACTAGCGACTGTAGTTATAGAGTCAGGACGATAAAAATAATGCAATTGCATATCATAAGCTCCTGTAGGAGGAGGCGACAATAAAAAAGTTGTGTCGTTCCAATCTGCATAATACGCTGGCATTCCTGTACTTGTGCTATCTGGGTTATAATCTTGTAAAAAAGTTACTTGTTTATAAAGTAAAAACTCTACATTAGAACCGTTTTTTACACTTAAAGAATACGGAGCTAAAAAGTCTGTAGGCTTTGATAAAAATTGATTACCTGCACTTGTAGAGCCCTCTGAATTTTTTCTAAACACAGATAACTGTACTTCTTTTAAAATGCGTTCTTCTGCATTTACTATAAAAGTATTTAACTGATTAACAAAAGTTGTTTCTGAATTTTGTGTATAATCTTGTATTGCTGTTTTTAATGTTGTGTATGTAAATGCCATTATGCCTCCAATGTAACAGGTCCAGATGAAACGTCACCGCCTCCGCCTAACGTATCTCCGGAAGTTGCTGTTTCACCTCCTGTTGCTGTAATTGTATACGTGCTACTTGTTAATACCGTAACTGCAAAACCGCTTGCTGTCTCAATCATACTCGTAGAAAAACCATCAAAAGGTGCTGAATTACGAAATCGTGTTATGTCACCTGTAGAAAAACCATGTCCTGGTTGCGTAATAGTAATCGTAGTAGAACCAGCTGTACCAGAACGAAAAGGATTAAATCCTAATAATACTTCTACAGGCGGTTCTGTTCGCGCCGGACGACTAATACGTAAAGCTTGCGGATCAGGTTGAATACGTGGAGGACTAAGTTGAGGTTGTTTAGCCTCAAACTCATCTGGTCCTACAAGTAATCCATTCCACTCTAAAATCATAGTTTTAAGAGGATATTCTCTTCCAGACCTGTCTGAAATTCCTTTAGCGTATTTATTACTAGCAAAACGAGGCATCTTAAATCCTTAATGACTGTTGTGTTGGTACTAAACGTAAAGCAACTCTTTCGCTATCCTCTGCTGCAGCACGTTGCCACTCTTCATCATACATTTGTTTTAAAAGTCCTATTCTTTGAGGAGAACGTTTTACTGCAAGATAATAAGCTAAACCAGCAACTAAACACGGTAAAAAACGAAAAGGAACATCGGGAGTGTTTTGTGAAGTTCCTACGTCTTCAATGCGTTTTACACGATAGTATATTAATTGATCTGTAGAGTTAATTGGAGCAGGCCATACAGTAATAATAGGTGTTATTTGTCTATCTATGTAATATTGAGTAGGTCTTCCCTGGGATGTTTTATCAGGAATAGCAAGATAATCTCCTCGACTTATTCTTCCTATCGATATATCAGAACCATCTCTACGTATAACCGCTTCTAAGATATCTACCGTAGCTTGCGTATCTGTTAAACTAGGAACAGTAGTTACTGCTGTTACTGTTCCGCTAGTGCTTCCTGTAACATCATCTGTTGCTACAAAAGTTCCTACAGGCACCGTTATAGTGATAGTAGTAGCTGTAGGTTTAGTAATAACCTTAGCAGTAGCTCCGCTTACAGAACCTGTAATGGTTTCACCAATAGTTAAATTTGCAGAAGCAGCTACTGTTAAAGTAATTGTTCCTAAAGGATATTCTGTAATAGCAGACGTTGTAGAAAGTTGTGCCATAGTTTGTGTCACTTCTTCTACCACCCAAAGATTTAAACCACGATTAGCCCAATCTGAAAACAAAAGATTTAAAGAACGACGTGCTGTTTTAGCGTCATAACCTGTACGTAATTCTAAACCGCAACGTTCATAAGCTTCTTCAATAATTT